ATGTGGGTAGCTGCCTATGGGGACAACCCTCATGGCGCGCCACGGCTCCTGTACGGGGGTAATTCTCACCCGCAGTGGGATTACCCGCTAGGAAATCAGAAACCCGCTATTTGGCAGTTCGGTTCCAATGCACGGGTTGCTGGCTATGACGTGGATATCAATGCTTACCGCGGCACCCGTGCTGAACTCGAACACTTGTTCACTGGCGGTATGCCCGCCCCAATGACTAAAGATGAAGGAGAATCACAAATGCTACGCTGGATTTTGGATCAGCTCGTAGGCCCCGAATGGGAGGGGGACAAGCCGAAATTCTCCGGCTGGAAACAAACCGAGGGGAAAACCCTCACCGACTACATTGCCGACAAGCTCCGGCTCCTACCGGAAATCGCCCGAACCGTGGCCACGCTCCCGGAGCGGCTAGACCGGATTGAAAAACTCCTCACCGCCGGCAGCGATAACCAGCCCTCCGGTGAAGCCCCGAAGCCCTCCCAGAAAGAAGCCGAATAAATCATGCTGACTATCACATTTTGGAAGGACGCCCTGGGGCGTGCCCTGCGTACCGCAGCCCAGACGGCAGCAGGATGCTGGACCACTGACGTGCTTATCATGGACCTACCGTGGAAAGTCATGCTGGGGCTAGCTGGCACCGCAGCGTTATACTCGATCCTCACCTCGATATCGACCGAACCAATCGGGCCCCGCGGCGTCGTGGCCACAACCGACCTCACGCCAACACCCGCCGGTGAAACCGCGCCGGGCGGCGCCGCCCATAGCTCAGCCGAGAAGACGCCTAGCAGCCCCGTAGAGGCGTCAGAAACCACCACTGGTGGTTCTGGTACTGCTGGTGGGGAAGCCCTGCTATAATCGACCGTGCATCATTTTTATTTTTCATCAGGGGAGCCCCGCTATCAGGCGGGGTTTTCCTGTTTCCGACTACAGGTATAAGTGTGGTAGATTTTTGGTACGCAGCGATAGCAGCGAGAGTGGAAAACTGGTGTTCATAATCCATCTAAAAATCCCCCGGGTTCTCACGGTCCGGGGGATTTTTAGTTTGTAAAACCAGGCAAAATTTCGTACAATTTTTCTGGAAGCGATGATTGTTGCTAGTTCAAGTTTTTTCATCCACTAAGTATGGCCCCGGAAACGGGGCCCTTAGTGGTTTCAAGGGGGGCATCCCCTATGGGGTTAGAGCCACTGCTTGAGCATTTCAACCCAATCTTTTGCAACGTTTTGCCAGCTCACGGGATTGTTATTGTAGCTGCTTAGCAGGTCATTCATAATGTCCCAATCGCTCTCACTGCGGGAATCGTAGGTGGGCTTGACCGGGTTCATTTTCTCATCCCTCGTGATAATGGTCATGTGCACCGCGGTAGCGTTCAAGTTGGTTTCCGGCACAGTCAGGGTCACCTCGATACCGGAATCCGGGTTTTGTTTCGTGGCGATTTCCTGAATTTCGCCCCGCTCAGCAGCACGAGGGCATGGGATCCACCGCCATGAATCGTCCATGTGGTGCAATCCTTGGTGCATCTCCCACCGGCGGATCCGGTCCTCAATCCCCCGGTACAGGGTTTCACCGCTCTGCATGCGTTTTTGCATCGCCATGTACTCCTCAGGGGAGAGATTGCCGGCTTCCTCGATGATTCGCATAGCGTCACGCATCAGCTCCAAATATTCGTGCGCCTGAACACAGAACGATTTGGCACGCAGGAGGTCTTTTTCACCCAGGCAGTCCAGCACAAGGTTGAGATCCCCGCCGATTTCCCGCTTCCCATTCACCATGACCTCATGCGCCTGACGCATCGTGAAAATGGGGGTTTTCTCCTCGATATGATCCCGGCGTACCCGCAGCTTGTAGCAGTCCGCCAGCAAGTTATCGAGTGTGCGTTTTGCCCCCAGCGTGCCCGGGTTGATGCTCTCAATGCTGGAAATGACCTGATTGTAAATGGTTTTCGCAGCGTCTAGCAGCTCAACAATGGTTTTCGGGTTGACCGGTTTTGTTTCAAGCAGGGCTTCCGCATCGTCCAGAAGCTTTGCGGCATCTTTGTACATTGCCTGCAATTCATTCACGGCTTCTGCCTCCTTCACGCCGAAAAGGGTTCGCACGATATCGCCTTTTTGGCGGGGTTTGATGTGATCCATGGTTTTGATCTCCTCTGTGAAATAGTCATATTGACGCTGGTCACGCTCGTTTTCAACCGGGTATCCCATAATCAATTTCTCCAGCCGCTTCACGATGGTATCGGCGTCCACGGTGGCGCCAGCAGCCCGAAGATTTTTAGCCGAATTGATACCCCGGTCGAACTTTTCCGCGATATCCTTTTGTACCGCTTTCGATACTTCACGGGAAGCCTCGTCAAAAGTAAGTTCGCTCCCCTCTTCGTTTTCGCTGGTCAGAAGATCGTTGAGCACGGAATCCTGGTCCGCTTCTTCGGTAGGTTCTTCCACCACTTCCGCGGTTGACGCTTTAGCAATTTGGTTGCGCACGGCTTCGAGCTCCTCAACGATTTTAGCCATCGTGTAGTTAATCTGATGCACATAGTGCTGCCGATTGCTCCGAGTGCCGGGCTCATCACCCAACACGGCTACCATTTCATCCCGGAGCGCTTTAGTGCCGGCAATCTTCGCGGAACTGCTTTCCACCATGGCTTGAGCAGATTCCACATCGCCCTTCTCCGCCATTTCAGCAGCAGCATCGCTATCCTCCCCGGCGCTCTCAACAGTCTGTGATGCCTGGTCATACAGTGACCAAAAGTCTTTTTCCTCCGCTTCCGCAGCAGGGTCTTCTGCCTCCGGCAGTTCGGCACGAATTTGGCGAATACCCACCTTGATGAATGCCAGCTCGTTTTCCAGAATCGAGAGGAGGAAACCAGCATTAGGCTGCGGATATTCAGCAGTGGCCTGCTTCATGCCCTCACACGCTTTGCTAGCGGCATCAAACGCCGCAGCGGCAGACTCCGTGGCGCGCCGGGCTTTAGCATCGTCGAATGTGCTTTTTGCCTCATCGAGGGCTTTTTTAGCGGTATCCACGTGACCGTAAGCCTGCTTTTTCAATCCCCAAAAGGTGTCGTGAGCAGCTTTTTCAGCCGCATTATCTTCTGGTTCTAAAGCGTCTTCGGTAACCTCTTCCACATCAGCTTCCGCCTGAGGGAGTCCCTCCCGCATGGTTTTCACCGCTTCGCGGGCTTTCTCGTAGGATTCTTTCACCGATTCGGTGATCCACCGTTCTGACAGTTCTTCCAGTTCACGAAGCATTTCTTCTGCTTTTTCGGCGGTTTTTACCGCCCGCTCACGGGCATCATCCACGCATGGCTGGGTGATCTGCGGGTTTTCTTCCAGCGAATCGGCGACCTCTAGCGTTCCGATAGCTTTTTTGCACAAATCGGCGATTTTTTCCGCCCACTGAGCGGCTTTCTCCTCTGCTTTTTTGGTGAGGCTTGGCGGATTGAGGGCTTCGGCGATATCGGCGATAATCCGCTCCGCTGAAATCAGGGTGGCGCCCTTGCCGGAAAGGTGATCCACGTGAATATTGTTCTGACTATCCAGCCAAACCTTGACATTTAGCAGAGATGCAGCACGGGCGTGAGCGACCTTTTCGCCCTTCAGCGTGGAGTAGGTGACGTTTCCGGCGTTGGAGTAGCCCACTTCAAATTCGATAATTTCTTTCCAGTTTTGCACGTAGCGGCGGTTTTCGCCGGTGCGTGGGTGGGTCCAAGAGCGGGTTTCAACCTGCGGCGGGGTGGCAACGATGATGGCCATTATGTTTCTCCAATCGGGGTGTCAGGTGGAAGGATTGTTCCCTCTCATCTGCCTGACAAGATCCAATATACACACCAACCAAATTCTTGTCAAGTCGCCTTGTGAAATGGGGTTATTTTAGGGGGTAATAATGCGTGTTTATGCTGGTGAAATCACGTGTCGCCTACCCCCGGCGCATGCCACAAATCCGTATATAAATAGATGCAAACAAAAAGGAGCAAGCAATGGATTTTACCGATATAGCTTTAGCTATTGTCGCGGCTCAAGGGGGGTTTTGGTCGCACATATGGCAACTCATATCCCCCACTGAGGCGGTTGTACTAGCCCTGATAGGTGCCGCCGGCACCTGGTACAAGATCTATACGGATACCAAAATGGGCCAGCTCAGGGCGGAAGTCGATTGGGCACGGTCAGACGCCGAAAAAGACGCTGCGGAATCGGCGGCTCTAGCCCGGAAATCCGAAGCCGTCGACAAGGCTTCACAAGAGCTACGAGAATGGTTGACAGGGCGTGTCACCAGCCTAGAGGCTAAGATGGAGGCAATGCAGCAAGAGCGTGAAATGCGGCTCCATGTGGCGGTAACACTCTTCGAGCTGCTAGATACCTACCCAGATCCGCCCGGCGCGCCGCGTATATCCCAGCATGTAGCAGACCATATTGGGTGGGAGCAGCGCCGGAGTGCCGTCACGGGTGATGAAAAAGGAGAGAAATAAATGACGGCTTCCACGATGCAATACGAAGTTTTCCTAGAGAACTCGCCACGCTACTTATCGAACCTAGCGCCTGGTTCCGCAATTCATCTATACCGCCGGAACCCCGGTGACGTTATCGGAAGAATACGTATGGAAACCAATCACCTAGTTATTTTGTCCGAAAGTTGCTTCGAAAGAAAGTATTTCAAAATTGGGCGCCCATCTGAGTATTTGCCGGAAGAAATACAGTGGGAAGGCTGGCTTCAGATAGGGAGAGATATCCGGGAGATTTTCAAGCATCTAGGATGGATCAGGACGTACGAAAGCGCGCAATATGGCTAAAAGAACGTTTGATTATGTGGCATAAATATGGCACGCCACCTTGGTAGCAAACATGAAGAAACGTGATAAGCAGGTAAAATAGTCGTAAAGTGTGGGGTCCCGGTGGCCCCAC